CTCGCAAAGATGTTGGTAAAGAAATTACCAGTAACACTATCAATCCAACTCTTAATACCTGATAGAACTCCAGAGGCATTATCTCGAGCATTAATAGTAACAGTTTTGTCCTGAATACTATTAACACCACTTTTCACCTCACTAACAGTCGCAGAAGTGCTATTCTTAGCAAGAATATCCACTGGACTATATTGCTTAATGGCATTAATGGCGCCGCTTGTTTCATTTCTAACACCAAATGTTTGGTCAGTCGCAAACAAATTGATAGGAGCTTCTTGTTTCGGAGAGTTTACACTTGCTTCAGCACTTCCAACAGCTGCGCTCGTATTATCTACCGCATTTAAAGATTTAGTCTCGACAGATGCGAAATTCCAAGCTGTAATCTTGTCAATAGATAACCGACCATTGTTCAGAGCATTCGTAGGGTCTACCTTCAAGTCTTTTGTAAACGGTGTGGTCGCATTCCAGGTTGTCAGAGTATCAGTAGAACGAGCAACTGCCTTTCTTAGACTTTCATCAGTAGCGAGCAATTCCTTCTGTTTTGGTTTCAGAGACTCATAGTTAGACAGAGCTTTCGAGGCTTCATCTGCCTTGCTCATGATATCTGTATTTTTCAAAAGAAGTTCCTTAACTTCAGCTGGCATACTATTCCATGTTTTAAGATGAGTTTCACTATCAAAGATAGCTTGTAAACCAGCTTGGTTCTTGACAATCACTTGTTTCTCTTCGAGAGTCATGTCTTTCCATTTACCAGATTCGACAAGAGCCTCAGCAATAGTAGCACGAGCATTCGAGTTGATTTCAGCAGTCTTAGCAATAAACTGCAATTGTTCCCAACCTTCAGCAGATTTAGCAGCCTCTCCGATGACTTCCTTAACGTTAGATTTAACTTGGAAATTTCCGTTCTTATCAATGTTGCCGACGAGCAATGACCAGGCATCGTTAGCCTCTTTCACTTCCTTACTCATCTCACTAGTATATTTAGCAAGAATGCTGTGTGAATTACCTACCTTTTGAGAAGCTACCGCAGCTTTCTTCCCGATTTCTTCATAGGATAGGCCATACTCTTCCAGAACTTTCTTGGCTTCTTCCCAATAGTTCCAACTTTGACCAGTACGAGCTTTTACCTTAGCATCAAGATTTTGCATGACCTGGTAATACTTACTTCCCAAAGCTTCCATAGTTTGAGCATGGTTCGCTTCTAGGGTCTGCATTTTCTTGTTGTAAGTTTCCTGATCAATAGCCTTACCATCTAGCAACTCTTTCAACTCACTCTTTGAGTTCTCGTAGAGTTTCTTTTCCTCATCAAGCGCTTGTTTCAAAACATCTTTAGTATGCTTCAATTGCGTTTCATTCAGACTTCTGACGTCGCCATTCAAAGCTTGTAAAGCTGCCTTCTGTTGCTCAGCTGACAAATCCATCATGGAAAGTTTCGCCTTAATCATCTCATTCTGATTGTTCAGGATGATTTCTTTCTCCTCTTGAGAGAACTTGCTCGCATCACCGTTATGTCGCTGATAAATCTCATTGATTTGATTCATCATGGCCTCAGTATTAGATACCATCTGACCATTTCTTTCCTTGGCTTTTGCGATATCTTCTTCACTCAGGCCCCACTTAGCGCCCAACTCTTCTATCCGTTTGTTGCTTTTATCTGCAGCAGCAACAATCTCTTCATAGAGTTTTTTAAAAGCTCCAGATACCTTATCAGCATCTCCAGCATGAGTACCGAAGTTTGCAACTGCTGTACTAGTTTCATCCACTGTCTTTTGGAAGTTTCGCAATTCTCCACGCTGAACATCATCTAGAGCAGAGCCAAATTCCTCCGCTTTGATACGAGCTTCATCTTTTTTATGGCCTAAATAAACTAAACCACCAGCCAATAAAGCAGTTCCGCCAACTAAAAGCCCAACAGGACTCGTAACCCCAGCTAAAGCTGTCTTGAGCAGTCCAGCTTTTCCAGTAATCCCAGTCAAAACTGTCTTGAGTCGTCCTATTTTTCCAGACATCCCAGCAACCTGAGTTCCTGTCTCAGCCGCTTCCTTACCCGCTTTTCCAAGACTCAATCCTTTGGAAAACAGATTTGCAACCTTACTACCACTTTTAAAAAGATATCCTAATCCTGTTGATGTATTCCCTATCATATTGAGCAACGGATATCCTAGAGCTAGAAAGCCACCAACACCAAGTACCAACCTTTTTGTGCTTTCGGGTGCCTTATCTAACCACTCAATAAACTTATTTGCCTTATCAATCATAGGTGTGAGTAGTGGTAAGAGTTTCTGACCAATATTGATTTGAAGTACTTCCAAGCTTGACTTGAATCGCTCTACTCCATTTTTAGATGATTTTGATAGCTCGTTCGACAATTTCTTGGTATAGCCACGAGCATTTTCAGTTTCCTTTGTAAGATTACGTAGTGCATCCCCTCCTTGGTTGATAAGGGCATTCATACCAGTTTGAGCTTCAACACCAAAGGCACGAGCAATAGCAGACGATCTCTCAGCTTCTGTCCACCCTTTTGTTGATTCTTTAATGCGATCGATAATGTCCGGTAACTTCAACGAACCAGACTGGAATTCTTCAACACTAAATCCTAATTCGCGCATTGCTTTTGCATTAGATTTAGAAGGTTTCAATAGTTTCGACAATGCACCGCGTAATGCTGTACCAGCTTTCTCTCCAGCAATACCATTGTCAGAAAGCAGACCGATAGCAGCTGATGTCTCCTCAACAGACATACCTAGTGAATGAGCTACAGGCCCGATATATTCCATTGCAAGTCCCATATCTGAGAAGCCTGCGGATGTTTTATTAGCTACATACGTCAGGCTATCAGTTACCCTGCCAGTATCCTTTGCATCAAGCCCAAACTGTCTCAATATATTTGTGGATGCATTCATAACTACATTAAAGTCATCGCCAGATGCTTTAGCTGCATCTAAGATGCTCGGCATAGCGGCAATAGTTTGATTAGAATCAAAACCTTTCTTGATGATTTCTTGCATCCCTTCGTTAATAGATGCTGTCGAAATCCCATATTGTTTCGCCCAACCTTTAGAACTTTCACCTAGCTTTTCTGTAGTACTATTCAATTCATCCGCAGTTGGGATAGTATCTGCTAGAAGTGATTTTGTCGTATTCATCTGACTTTCGAAATCTATAGCTTTCTTAGTTGATAAAGCAAAACCAGCAGTTAGGGCTGTCGATACAGGTTTCATAGCATCACCCATTGCACGAAATTTTTCGCCACCACGCTTAAAGGTGTCCCCTAGCTTGTCCATCTTCCCAGCCCAGCTATTCTCGCGACCAACATCTTTTAAAGCTTTTTCAACTCCACGTAGCTGGTTTTCCATCGCTGCCAACTTAGCATTCTCACGCTGAATATCAGCAGCAGCCTTGTCAAACTTAGCTGTCCCAGGATCAAGTTTGTCAAAGCTTCTCTTCAGCTCATCCAAGACTTTACGCTGTGAATCAATAGCTTGTCCTAAAGTCTTATATTTTGCTTGAAGTAACTCAGCATTTTTTTCATTCCCTTTTAACGTACTATCCAAAGAACGGACATTGTTTTGAAAGTACTTTACAGAGTTTTTTGCACCATTTAAAGTAGGACTGAACTTCGACACGTCCAGCCCTAGTTCGATATACATTGCTCCTAACGGCGTACCGTTTGCCATTTTGTTCTCCTTCCTATCTCTCATATATAAAGAAAAAAGCCCTTACGGACTTTCCCTATTTTAATTTCTTATAATCATCAAAAGCCATAGACATCATTGCCCATATAAAAACACCTAGGAGTCCATATCCATATAAAGGCAAAGAAGCAATGATGAATGGCGACAATAATATCTGCCCAATCGTATTACCAAAGTTCGTACAAACGCAGTAAATACCAAAACAAATATATATTACAAAAGTCAATGTCCAAAATAGACATCGCCTGCGATTTTGTTCTACCATCTTCATACCACTCACCTCCTTACCCTTATTATATGCCTATTGAGGTGTTTTGTAAATCCTTTTCATCAGATAAGCTGGATAAAGTCAGCAAGATCCATGACTTCCTCAATTTCAGCAGATTCAGTTTCACCAAGAACACCCATCAAGTCCTCCCAACTCGTATCCATCACATCACGAATACTCATACCGTATGGACCTTCAGTAGCTTGCTTGACAAAACCATAAAACCTTTTCAGCGCTTCGCTTGGCTTTATTTCTTCTCCTTTGGGTCAACATCACCCACCAGATGAGAGTAGATGTCTGCAAATACCGCAAAAATATCTGCCATGTCCGTGAATTTCAAAAGCTCTTCCACTTCCAAATCTTCAAACAGTGAGGCGATGAATTCCAATTGTTTGTCTAATTTCTCTACTTCTGACACATCAGATGATAGTGCTTCATTGAGAATCAAGTAGTCACGATAGTCCTTAGTAGTAATTTCTTTACTAGTCTTTTGAACGTCTTGACCCTTTTCGTTTTTAATTAAAAATTTAACCTTAGCCATTTACTTTCCTTTCTAGAAAAAGATAAAAAGAGAGCTTGCGCCCTCTTCCTACCCTGCAGCAACCATTTTAAGCTGACCTTTGAATTTTTTGAGCTTGGTTTCGTCCTTGCCAATGTATTTCACGTAGTAAAGACCTTCTGTTACAGCGTCATCGCTTGCGATAGCAGAAAAACTCAAGCTATCATCTGGCAGTTCTTCTTGCTTATCTTTAAGTGTTTCAAGCTCTTCAGCATCCATTGAGAACTGACCTTTAAAGAACCCGACCTGCGCCTGAGTCCCATTTGCAGTCTTAGATTCAAGCATGACTGAGCAGAATGGCGAAGTGGTATCAGCACCGATACCAATGATTTCATCTTTCACTTGGTGTCCAAGGATCTTAGCCAATACAGTTGGAGGAATATCAACCGCAGTCATTTCCATCTTCACATCGCCTACACCACGATTAGATACGTGATAAGCAACGTCACTACCGTATGTTTTTACCGGATCACTTGCAAGACCAGAAATTTTAGCAGTACGAGTCGCACCTTCTCCCGTCTTACCTTCGATTACGAAAAGGTTTTGCCCGAGCGTTGGAGTAGCATTCCCATCCAACACACGAATTGTCATACGTTTAAAACCAACTAATGCCATTTATAGCACCTCTTTCTTTAATTTAGTATTCTTCGTATAGAGTGCTCTGACCTTTATAGGTCCGAGCATCTACATAGCGCTTGATATCAGGAATCCATTGTTCCAGACCACCTTCGGTCTGATAAAACCCCTGATTTTCCATTATTTTTTCAATTCTTCCTTGGAGTTCTTTACACTCCAATCGATTAGTAGACTCTACATTGATTTGATAGAGAAAAGTCTTTGCCAGGCTAGTATCACTACCGTGAGCGGTCTGCATTGGAGGTCCGACAGGAATAATGACAATACTCGTCTCGTCATCTCCCAAGGTCTCAGGACGTTCAAATGACTTGATACTAATACCAGATAAAGACTCATCCTCTTCCAAAGCGTTGGAGAGTTCAGTTAATTTGTCCTTAATCATTACAAAAACTCCTGTTTTAACTTCATGCCAACTTTAGATTTGAAAACCGGTTTGCTACCCTCAAAAAAGCGGCGCATAATACCGAAACCACGAGGATGCCCATTCTTTGCGTATCCAAATTCGTTCAAGTGAATTAGGGTCCAACGAGGACTTTTAAATCCTAATTTAACCATTGGAACACCGCTGGATGTACCAGTCACATTCCCATGGACGACAGCTCCGACCGTCTTACCAGTGTCAGCGTACACTGCCATAGCTCGTTTGAAAGTCGGCTCAAACTCCTCAACTGTACCCTTCAATACTTTGTTGACTTTTCTACGAACTACTGGCTCTCCTAGTCGAGCCTCAATATTCCTCAAAACATCATCAAATCCTTTTAGATTTGCTCCACTAGACATCACGGCCACCTCCGATAATGACAATCAAAAAATCCCGATTATCATAATCAGGACGCACATCGATAACCTGCCATTTCTTACCAACTAAACGGATATCACCCACTTCGACAAAATGCCGACTTTCAGGCTGATAATCTGTTAGAGGATCACGAATTTTCAATGTCATCCTAGCTTTCATTGCTTTTCCAGTCGCAATCTCAATATCTTTGAAACTAGGTGAGTAAACTTGACCCATCGTATAAAAAGCCTTCTTGTAACTCATATCACGGCCATCAACCCCCTCTTTAACTTTAGAAGTATAGAAAGTCATGGGAGTTCTCAGGTCTCCATTTTGAGACTCAGGCTTTTTGTAACGATAACTGGGGCTATTAGTATGATGGGACATCAGGAATTATTACTTCTGGTTGTTTTTCTGACCATTCAACAAAGTCAGGTAATGCTTCATTGATTTCATCAAAGCGTTCTTTTGTCGCTTCAAATTCAGACCCAACTGAGCGATATTGACCTTCTTTAAGGTCGTAAAATCCTTTCAAAACCTTAATCATCTATTTCCTCCGATTTATAATTTTCAAGAGATAATGCCATCAAATCTCCTTGAAAGTTTTGATAAAAAAATTCAACTTGATCATTGTAGGCATATCGTGCACGCTCTAAAATAAGCTCTCTCACCCGTGGATTGTATTTTGTAGTGCCCACGGTTTGAAAAATAGCCTGTTCAGAGCTTTCTAACATTCTGGAGAGGTTAGCATCCTCTCCGGCGTGAAAAATCCTCATTCTCCCCTTAAACGCATCAAGGAGAGAATGCGGTTCTACTTCGACAGTCATGACTCAACTCCTAAACTAAGCTTCAGGGAATTTTAAAGTCCAAACAGCAGCAGTTTTTTCATCGTGAGCCTTACCGTAAGCGAATTGTTTAGCAGTGTAGAGATTCAAGTCTTCCAAAGCATATGTTTCGGTAAATCGTCCAAATTCAATACCACCGCCTACAAAAGCATCGTAACGACCTTTGACAAATGTAGTGACTTTACCTGTAGTTTGTGCTACAGATTCAACTAAGATTAGGTTGTAAGGCATAGCTGTTACATATACACCCTGAGCATTCAAAGAAGTATATTGCTTCTTCACATCCCAAGCATCGGCTGGGTTAACAACCATCACGAGATTTCCTTCTACTGCAACTGGAGTTTTTCCGTCTGCTTTAACAGCGTGGTGTTTGTAAACCTTTGTCAATTCTTTGACTACGGTAGCTGAGTCAGCAAAAGTCAAATTAGTTGTTTCAGCTCTTTTTTCAGCATGGGTTGTATGTTCGTCTGAAACAGTTCCAGTAAGAGTACGAGAGAGTCCGATAGGTTTATTGTCGCCGTCACCGTTCAAGTATGCAGCTTCCAATGCAGCTGCAAATGCCTCGGTAATCTGAGTGGAAACGAATTTTTGTAACCAAGCAGGACCGAACTTTTCAGAGTCTTTTGGAATTACAACAAAAGCAGTCAATTTATTTTGAATTGCTTCTTCATCACTGAATTCTTGTTTAAGTTGCCCTTGGATTTCGGCATTGATTTTACCCCAAACTGCTTGACCAGTTTGAGTTGATTTAAGGAATTTCAAACGGATTCCCGCATTTTTAAGGCCGATATGTTGAAGGAGTGGACGTGCCATAACCATATCTTCAAAGATACGGTCGATTGTTTCTTGAGGGAATAGTTTTTCAACTCCTTTAGGAGCAGTTTTTTCAATGTTATTGAAGAACTCACGAGCTTCAGCAGTCAACTTGGCATCGTATGGATTCAAGGCAGAAACTTCTTCACGGGCAGCATCACGAGCTTGAGCCATCATTTCATTGGTCATGGATTCAATCATGTCATTGTAGAGCTTTGCTTGTTCTTCTTGAGGTGCACCATTTGCAACAGCATCCATAAATGCCTGACGTTGTTTTTCAAATTGATTAGATAATGTCATTGTCATTCTGTTTTTTTCCTTTCTTAAAACATAAAAAGACCGAA